CTTATTTACAACCATTCAAATGAAGTTATAGGGGGTTTTTATGAATTTAATTGAAATAGGCAAGCGATTGGAGGCTGAGCGTCAGCGATTGGGACTCATGGCGACTGAGGTTTATGATGATAAGACGATTGGGATTGCACAGACTACTTATAAAAACTATGAAAGTGGCAAGCGCGATATGCCCGCTTCATTATTAATTAAGCTGTGGAATATTGGTTTTGATGTGATGTATGTTTTAACTGGTCAGCGCTTAGAGGATATTGCGCTCGATGTGCAAGCTCATGGCAGCGTACCAAGCTATCACCAACGCCTGATCCATTTACCTGACATCATGGACTTGGATAACCCATCCGATAAGCTACTGAATGCGATGTATCATGCTGAGGAGGCACTCGTTCAAGCGGGTGCTAGTGCTAATGAGGACTATGATTACAAGACATTAGCGACGCTGGGTCTTGGTATGATCGATACAGTCAAACGAGGCAATACATAAGAAGCAGGCACAAAAAAACCAGTCTTAGCGGACTGGTTTTTTTGTGCAATTAAATTATTAGAACGCATTGTCTGACATGTCGTTTTGACTGTGTACCAAGTCCAGTAGGTCACTACTGGTCATGCTGATACGGGCATTCGGGTCTGCTACGTGCAGTGTCTCTGCCATATCAATGATGATGCTACGCAGTGATTGAATGGTGTCTTGCTGCTCTATGTACACTTCTTCAAGATGCACAGCTCTTTTTATCCACCGCCGACTAGCATCACATTTGTCAATTTCATCTGCTGGTGACCCTCCAAGGTCAATCTGAGCAAGTTCTTCAGCCAGCTCGTCAGTCTTTGCTGGTTTGCTATAGTCTAAACGTATAGCATCTATGCGCTTGCCATCTATTTCTGATATTCCATTAACTGCATAATGATCCAATAGCCTTGGCTCTTCTAGGCTAAACAGTGCGCCTGTAATTGATCTTTTACTATAGTGCTTGTCACAGTGTGACTGTATGAGCTGCTGTACCTGATAGATATCAAGCGTCCTTACATTGGCGTCACTAGGGCTATGATCGGTTTTGATACTATGCTGACGTTCGCTAACAAATAGCGCATTAAATAAATTGCGTATGATGCGCTCGTGATGTTGGCTGATGTCGGCTTTCATTGTGTAGTCACGCAGACTTTTATTTGATTGAGTAGTCATGAAAGTACCCCTTATACTTTTGCAATGGCGGTTTGGCCAAACGATTTGATGAATATCCAAACACGGCGTGATTTATTCGTTCGTTCACTAGCAATGACAGCATTGGCACGATGAAAGCGCGGCGTGTCGCTCAGGCGTAGCGCCTTATATAACAGGCTGGTGTCTGGTAACTGCCACGGTTCTGCTAACTCATAAACCTCGGGAATGCTAATCGCTAACTCATGCGGCTTGTGACTGTGGTTGAGCGCCGCGATGTTTTGGGTGGCGATAAAGCCCCAAAACTGGTCAAGGGCGTATTGCATCTCAGGCGTCATGACTGGAGCTGGGTTGGTAGTGTGTACTTTACTGCCCATTACCTTATGCAAGGCGTTAATGACTTGCTGCTCGCTGTGCCCTGTAAACTGCGCCATCTCGGGAATGGTCATCGAGCGAGAGTAGCGCACCCAGTCGGCATCGGTGATAGCGGGTGGCTTTTCGGGTTTGCCATAGCTACCAGTCTTACGAATTTGAGGCAGTACTTTAGACGTTACCCAATGCTTGAACCTTTTTGCTTCGGCTTTGGTGCTGCCAAATATGAGTGCGTACATCCCACTTTCATTGACGAAGTTAAGTTTTTGAGTTTTACGCGCTTTTGATGTACCGTCCAGATTCTGGACACCCTTTGATGTGACCTCCAATTTCTGGAGGTCACATACTTCAACGTGAGTTTTAATGGCTTGATGTGGATTACCAAAACCTAGCATCTTGGCCAGACTGGTGGCTGCTATCCATAACTCATTGTTAATGACTTGAGTGTCCAAGGCTTGGTTTTCAAAGCTAAGCGCCATGACTTCGTTGTTACCTTTATTGGTTGTGTTATACTGTGACATACTAATTAGCTCCTTGAGCTGATTGGTTAAAAGAGTTAACTTTAATCAAGTTAATTTCTTTTGTGGTGAAGGCAGATACATCTTGGCGGGTGCGGTCTGCCTTTTTTATGCGCTGACATAATTGCAGGTGGCGATATAGCAACTGCTGACTGCGGATATAGGTGTTAATCTGCTGGGTGGTGTTAGGCCTGTTTAGCATCTTTTGCCATCTCCTGTATTTTTTCTTTTAAACATTTACGAATCGCCATTGCTATAAGCTGTCTTTCTTGCTCTGCTGATAGGTAGAGCGTTATGTATGAGGGTTCTTTAATCGCTTGACGTTTGGCTTTATGTCGCATTCTGATACTCCTTTTGGATTGATTGACGCGCCTTATCCAAGTGCATAGTGATTTCAGCTGATAGCGTGCGATAGTTTTCAGCGGCGTGATTTTTTAGCCAATGATGTAGCTCAGGGTCTAGCTTGAGCTTATAATCAACGGTTTTTTTTGCGGCCATTTTGATTTCCTTTTAATCGTGGTAATATTAATTTGCCCTAATAAAGGGTTTTTATGCCTCTAGTAGAGGCGTTATTAATACTATGCCTATACTAGAGGTATGTCAACAGTTTTTTGAGATAATTATGAGTAAAAATCGACACCCTGACTTTAGAGTTCGTATTCCTGAGGACTTAAAAGAGAAGATAAGAGCGTCCGCTGAAGAATATAATCGTTCAATGGGTGCGGATATTGTTGCGCGATTGGAAGCCAGCTTTGCCGCTGAAGAGTCGCCTCGCCCTATCGGCGTAGGGGTTAATGATGACTTTCTTAAAGATGCTGGGCTGACTCGTGAGCAGTTTGGGGCGTTTGTGCGGAAAAGCTTTTCGGATAGTCTAAAAGACGACAAAGGGAGCGATTAAGTATGGCTACAGACTATATGACACTATGGATTGAGCACTTCTTGCAACATGCTACGTTGGTTACAGACTTGCCCTTTGGATGGGGTGTCTATCGTGAAGCAGTAGACTGGGACTGACAAAAGTTAAATAGTTATTGATGAAAGCATGTCACAATGGTACGCTTTAGTAAATAATGGTCTACAACTGTAACTATTCGTCCAAACGAACATATTCTTGTGCTATCCTCATATGTGACAAAAGAAAATATTTAGTAAAATTAACTATTTAGAGTCCATCATGTATAAAAATGACAAGCAAGCAAATAAGAGTGATAAAAGCAATTCAGGTATACCTGAAAACTTTTTGCCGTCTTTTTTGTCTGAATTCAGTGACCGCTGGAAGCGCTTTGATAAAGAATTTGATGAGATGGATGAGCGAATAAAAGAGCGAAAGAAACTAAATGGCAAAGCAACAAACCACGAAATCGATTTATGATTTTATATATCTAGATATAGATAGAATTCATTCTTATTACGCTCAGCTTATGGATGGCGTTCCTAATCAGAAAACATCTTCTAGTCGTGAACAGAAAGATTTTACTTATAAAGTAACAGCTGGTCCTCGCGATATTTTGCATACGGAAGGTATAAAAGGAGATAGTAAAGAAGAATCCCTTGACCAGTTGATGGATATGCATCATGTTTTACCACGAGATATGATCAACCTCCTTGATGAACACAATCTGATTTCTAAAAAACTAGCTGCCAACAATTTAGGTAGATTAGTTATGATTCAAGGCTTAATCAATTTTGCAGACTTTGAAACGCTCGGTAAAAACTCCGATAATGCACTAAATGCTCATAGACAACTTAATCAGGAATCTGGGGAAGAGTTTTCAGATGAAGAAGAGTCTAATATGAAGACCGTTTTTAAGGTCATCAATGCATATCCAATTGGTGTCCAAGCGACTATGCAAGTGAATAGTGGTACGACGCAACATGCTTGGATGGCGTTAGATAAAAAATACTTAACATCAGCTCATTTGGTTTCTGCGCTTAAACATAAGACCCTATCTTCGGAAGAGTTTGTAGTTCTAGGTATCTTAGATGCTGTACCTGATAGATTTGTTAAAGAAGATGCGAAAGATTTAGAGAAGTTCAAGGATAATCTAGTTAAAGCAAACCCTTTCTTTCATGCTCTTTTTTCAATGAGCGATGCTTACAAGGAAATTATTGGCAGGCCTGATGATTTTTATGGAATAACTCCGATCTCTATTTTCAGAGTAATGAGAGCTAAAATAGAAAATTAAGAGTCATAATCCAGCCTCACACTTAATACCAGTGCTGTAACCACTGCCGGATAAGCCATGACTGACCTCAATGATTATCAATTGATGCTCGTTAATGTATGGTCTAACATATAGCATTGTATTAGGAATATCAGGATTGCTAATTTCAAATCAAAGCTCGCCACTTGGCGGGCTTTTTTATTTGGGCTTGCTTTTAACTAATATTGTCCTCTGTTGTATTTTGTCAGGCTTAACGGTTGAGTGAACAGAAGTCAAATATACATTGCTGAAAGCGTGTCATAGTGATATGGTTTTGATATTCTGACACTAATAAGGCACAAGGAATCATAAACTAAAATGAAAGACTTTTTTCTGGATATATGGTGCGCAATTCAGCATTCCCTAATGTATTCGTTTCGAGGTGCAGCTGCGGCTTCAGTTGTACTTTTAGTGACGGTTTTTATTGATTATATGATGCCTAGAGAGGTTGCTTTTCTTAATAATTATTATATCTCGTTAGAGCCGTACCATTTGGCCTTATATGCTATAGGTGGTATATATGCCTTGCAAATTTTCATCGTCACTTGGATAAAAGACTATAGACGTGAATATCTCCCTCGCTGGTTGTTAGGCTAAAGGCTAATAAAAAATGATTACAATACATGCTGCAGTAATTCACGAGTTAAAAAAAACCCATCATACTAGAGGTCCTGAAAGCGTCGAGGTTATCAGTAGGAATGGTCTACATCAACATGACCCGCTACTAAAACAATTTGTTGATAGAATTGACCTCGATGCTCGAACTGCACTTAGAGCATCATCTAAATGTTCTATTTTTACTAAAGATGATACTTTTGGTCAGGTAGCTTCTAACTATTTTGCAAGTAATGAAACTTACGAATTGGACATAAATAATTACTTAGATTTATCTATTGAGTTAGTTAAAGCTTTAAGCGTACAAATGTCCAAAACATCAGCCGCTACAGGTGGCCATATACCTATCTTATGGTATTCAAGGGATGATACTGAATACCTTCTGATAGGTTTAGTAAATCCGTCTAGTGGATTCACAATTGATCTTAATGGAGTTATTGTTGGAAACACAAATATTGATAAAGAAGCATTACGGTTTTCACTACGTATAGAGTTAGCTAATCTAGCTCAACATCATAGTTTTGTCACAGATCCAGATGCGAATATTCAAGAAGCAGATTTATTACCTTATGCAAGGTGGACCAAAAAAAGTAACGACATTGCTCATTACTTTCAAGAGTATTTACCTATAGATGAATTACTAAATAATGGTGAACTAACTAGACTTTATATTAATCTATTTGATGAATACTTAAAGCATATAATTCCTGATGATTCACCCCATGAGCATAAAAGAGTTAGGTTCGCAATCAAGCAGGAAGTCTATCGTAAGATGGAAGAGAGAAGAGGGGCAGAGCAGCCAGTCAGAGTAGAAGAAGATATTGTGCCTATTTTTAATGCTATGAGAGAGTCTTATCCCAGCGTGTTCGAGAGTTATGAAGAGATAACTCCGTATCACCAATTTTGCGAAGATAATGATTATGAGAACTATGATTCAATTTTCAATCCACAGAAAGCAAGCTTAGATGAGGTACTTAACGTAAGTATTTCAATCGGAGATAATTTGACCATAAGAGGCTCTAAAGAGGGTTTAGCTGCTACGACACGCGTTGTCGTGTGTTTTGATGCTGATGAAAATCAAAGCTATAAACTTATATCAGATATGACTCCAGACCAGTATAATAAGCTTAAAGAAAAAATACCCGAAATCGACACTCAACTTGAAGATTTTACAGATGATGACATCGATACTCCATAGTCTTGAAGGTCTTGCTCAACGTTCTAAGAATGTTGAGTACTTACCCTTGGGGTTTGGAGGAGAGTATTTAGTTAATACACCACAGGACCTAGAACTTCTATTAGAAATTCAAAAAGACCCCTCTTTGAGTATTAAGTTCGATTTTAAACCATTACCAGCAAAAGAAGACTTCACTTTAAAAAAATCGTATACATTCAAGATTACAGTAAAGATACCACAAACTAAAAGTAACTTTTTTTCTACTCCAGATTATTTGATAGATTATATTCTCGGAGAAAAAGAGGTTATCGATTGGTCAAAAAAAATAGTTTTACCGTTTAGCGAGGTTTTTTATAATGATGTTTGTAAATACAAATCGTATTTTATATATTTAAATAGACTTGTGGTTCTATATAAAAAATATGCTTACTGGGACTCGGTACGAATAGTTCTCTTTACAGATAAGCCTTTTATAATTCCTTTGAGAAAAGAAAAGATATCTTTTGATAAACTTGAAAAATGCTTCGCTGATATTGATATTAGTAAGTTTAAAGATTCGATAGAATATCTAGAAGATTTTTTAGACAATGAGACTATTGAGAAACATAAAAAAGAGAAACAATCTATATTTATAATTGAATCATCTAAAGTTTTAGGATCTCAGGTAAATACTCGATTCTATAGTCTCGTTAAAGAAATTGGTGAGATAGAAGACTCAGTAGATAAGTCTTTTAAAATATACTTAGAAAATTTTAGCTATAAAAAGTTAGAACTAGAATTAAAGAAAGATTTAGATTATTTTATTAAGTCTATCAATGACTCAATAGGTGCGCTACAAAGTCAGGCTCTAGGGTTACCAGTGGCTGTTGCATTAACTCAATTTAGTAAGGTAGGTAGCGAATCTACAAGTAGTTCTTTGTTATATACTCCGTATTTGGCGCTCATTGCTTTTAGCGTTTTTGTGGCTTTCAATGTCTATCAACAAGATTTACAAGTTCAATATTCAAAAGCCTCTATAGATAGGTTCTTCAAGAAAGAGTCAGTTAGTTCTATTGTAAATACAGATACTTCATTGAATTCAATGAGAAAGTTAATTAATAAGCGTATACGGATAATCAATATTTATATGCTTTCGATCCTTATATTAGCTATATTAGTAATAGTATATTCTCTATATGAACTCGGATTACTAGCGTGGACACCAAGTTGATTAAAGCCCCTCTATTATTTGCGAGTAAATTGTATTGTGAGCTTATTTTTAAAGTATATGTATGTCTGTAAATATTAAACCAGCCCAGCCTCGCATTTAATACCAGTACTATAACCACTGCCTGATAGGTCATGTGTCACTTCTACGACTGTCCATTGATGCTCATCGATATAAGGTCTAAAGCCTCGCACCGTCGCAGGGCTATCAGCAATAATATCAGGACGCGCTACTGCTAACGTCAAATCAAAGTTCGCCACTTGGCGGGTTTTTTTGTTGGCGCTCGCTTTTGCTTTGGATACCGCCTCATCTTTTGACTTGGCAGGTTTGGTCAGTACATGAGACTTGTCATTGGGTAGGGCATCCATCGGTTTGGACTTACCATCTTTGACACTGATATGCTTAGTCTTACCAGTTTTATCATCATGATAGCTTGCTGTCGTCTCGTCATAGTCGCTGGTACGGTCAGCACGGCTATAGCGATGACTGTCACCAGACTGACGGGTGATGGTGATTGGCGCCAGTGCTGCGCCAGATGGGGCTTGTCCATTGCCTATCGATTTGATGATAAGCCGTCCTGCTTTGATGGTACACAGTAGGCCATACTGGTCGCACAGTCGCGTCAGTAAATTGATATCACTCTCGCGATGTTGGTCAATATGGTCGACTGCAATACCAGCCGCGCTGTCTTCCATCGCTAATATCAATTCATGGCGCTTTGCTACTGTCTGCGCGATTTCGCCCAGCTTGTGCTGGTGATAGCTGGCAGAGCGCTTTACCTTAAGTGATGACTTAAAATCGGCTGACTTGGCGCGTATCTGCAGCTGGTCAGGTGTGCCACTGTGCTCTGCTTCATCGATAGTGAATGTGCCTTTGTCAATCATGTCACCTGTGTCTGGCATCGCAAGCCATAGGCGTATCTGATTGCCCTTAGTGGGCAAGGGTAGGGCGGCATCATGGTCAGATAAGGTAATAGATAGCTCATCTGCTTCAGTACCGCTTTTATCCGTCATCGATAGGCTAATCAATCGCTGTTCAACTTGCGCGGTGCGGTCAATGCCTTCAATAGTTAGTTTGAATAGGTTCATTGAATTTATACCTGTCCTCTGTCTTGGTCGAGTACAGCGACCTGTTCACGCTCGCTATCATCTGCCAGTTTTAGTGCTAAGCTAAAGCTAATTTTGCGAGCAGTGCCATCTGACAATAAGTGTGATTGAGTCTCACTGATGTCAGTGATGTAGCACATGCCATAGTAGTAACCATTGCCATTCATGAGCGCGTAGGTCTTACCAGTGGCGGCCATATCACGTAATTCATCTAACGACACAATACCGTTGGTGATTTCTGGGTATAGTGTGCCTGATAGCGATATGTCGTCGTTATCTTGACCAATATACTGCATGTGGGGGCGTGTACCTACCGCGTTGCCGGTGCCAAAACGATAACCAGACTTGCGCGAAACCTCTTCAAAGGCAGCGGTGGTCGTTTCAAAAACGAATAATCCAAGGCTTGCTAACATATGTAATCCTAGTCGATATCAGATAGACGGCTACGTTGACGCGCCATTTGATTGCGTCGCTCACCAGCCAGGACGCGCTGGACTTCACGAGCTACGGCTTGCGGATCGGTTGCGCCATTGATGTTGATGGTAATATTGCCACTACTCATACCGCCCATCATTGCCATACTAGACTGGCCGCGAGGCGGTAAGATAGACTTGCGGCTGTCAATTTGCATGGGAATATAATCAGATACTTTGCCGACAACTGACCCAACCATCTGTCCAGGCGCTGAATTACGAATACGACCAGTAACGTTTTTGACCGCATTGATTGCTCGATTTGCATTGGCTAATACACCATCGCCTAAACCTTCCATCATGAAACCACCATAGCGGGTAAATACACGGCTCGGACTGTGAATGTCCATTCCTTTTGAACCCGTAAATGCTCCTTTGATACGCCCTACGACACTACTAATAGAATTAATAACCGCCGCTGCTCTGCCTAAGATGCCGTTTTTTAGCCCTTCGAGCATATTGACGCCGTACTGCCTGAAGGTCGCACCCAGTCCAGCCAAGTAACCCCAAACTGTAGCGAATGCCGTCATGAATGATGCGACTGGATTGAAATTAGATATAAAAGATTTAAGCGCCTGAATACCCGTATTGAATATGGCTTTGATACGTTCCCACAGCGCCGCAAACATCGGCCCTAGGGTGTCCCAGTTCTTATAAATGGTAAAAGCCAGTACTGCCAGTGCTAAGCAGAGTGCCAAAATAGGGTTGGCCATTAGTGTCAGCGTCAAGGCTCTGACAGCACCGCCAATCATGCCAAATGATTTAGCCAACATTGATAATGGCGTTAGAGTTGTGGGTAGCCCTAGCGTAACCAATGATGCTCTTAATAGTGCCATAGGGCCTAAAATAGTTAGCATGACTGCGCCTAAGCCGCCAATGATGACCGCACCAATGGCCAAAATAGCAAATAGCTGACCCAGCACAGCCATGAGCTTAGGATTTTCATTAGCAAAAGCGGTCATGCGTTGGGTCATGATAGTGATCGTCTGAATAAACTCCCGTAGCGCACCACCGTTTGCATCAAAAATAGAGGTTCTAAGGGCATCAATGGCTGAGGTCATTGACTTAAAGTCACCAACGGTATTGTCGCTCATGGTTTTCGCTAAGTTACCAGCTTCGCCTTGGGCGTTTTGTAACTCACCAATGAGATTTTGTAGCGCACCGCTACCAGCTTGATCTACGAGAATGGCTAAAGCACCACCGGCTTCTTCTCCTGCAATGCCTTTGAACAACTCTGATTGTTCTGCATTACCCAAATTTTTACTTTTATCGTGAATCTCTTTTAATATATCTGGCATTTGGCGCAGATTGCCGTTCGCGTCAGATGTCTTGACACCTAACCTATCAAGTGCCTCTATCGTTGCTTTTGGACCTGCTGCCATTCTAGACATAATGGCACGCATCGCTGTACCGGCCATACTCGCTTGGATACCTGCATCGCCCAACTTACCCGCCATTGCTGCTGATTGCTCAAGTGATACGCCTAGTAATGCAGCACCAGGCGCTGCATACTTCATAGTTTCGCCAAGCATTTCAATATTTGTGTTTGAACGGGTGAAAGTACCTGCCAATACATCACTAAGATTGCTCATCTTAGAGGGGTCGATCTTCATACCTGAAAGAATATTTGAGGAGATATCAGCTGTGCGGTCTAACTCCATGCCACCAGCTAAAGCAAGATCAAGCATCCCCGGCATAGCAGCTTTCACAGACTCAGGTGTAAAACCAGCCATTGCTAAGAACGTCTGTCCAGCTGCAGCATCGGCTGATGTGAACTGAGTCGACGCGCCTAGCTCTTTAGCTTGTTCAACGAGCGCTTGATACTGTGGGCTGTTTTTATCTAGACGGGTGACCGCCTGAACTTTACTTAAGTTGGTTTCAAGATCTAATCCAGGCTGAATAAAACGAGCGCCAGCATAGGTTGCTGCTGCACCGCCTGCGGCCAGTCCTAGGGCTTTGTTTCGCATATCACCCATTTGCTGTGATTGACGTTCAAGCTGTCGCACCTCGTTCATCCGCCGCCGCTGCTCTGCCAGCTGCTGATTGGTGCGCTCGATATTACGCGCAAGCTCACGCTCATGATCAGATAGATTATTGGTGCTAATACCTGCATCTGATAAACGGCCCCGTAACTGCTGCAAGTGCTGCCGTTGGCTATCTAAGCGAGTATTTAGTCGCTGTGACTCACGACCAGCGGCCTCAAACTGACGAATCAATGTGGCGCTAGGATTCGCCGTATCACGCATCTGGCGCTCTAATTGCTCCAGACGCATTCGACTACGCTGCGCTTGCTCTGAGGTTTCAGCTAACGCTTGTTTTTGTTGCTTAAAGCTGTCAATCAAGCGCTGTTGACCTTGTAGCTTTTTAGCAGCTTGTGCAGTCTCTCCAAACTGACGACCCAATCTATCTGCTTGGCTAGCGATTGAGCGCATGGGGGCCGTCATACGATCAAGTAGCTCTATCTGTGCTCTAAAATTTAGATCTGCCATGTCATCGGTCCGTTCTATGGTTCCCTCATAGACGAGGGAACCAAATTAATCATCGGGGTTGTTGCGAATACGCGCGCGTTCGCGCCAATCTGCCAGCTCTTCAATGCTCATGTGATACATAGACTCTGGTGTCCAACCGAACACCAGAGCAATATCTGCCATACAGTCTTCTACACGGTTGGGGTATGAGCGGTTTCTGCTTGCGACTGAAACTTCGTTTTGGTAAAAAAACTGGCAATAGTTAACCCTACGTCCATTAAGTCAGATGCATCCATGCTGCGCACTTCATGCTCGTGAATGACTGGATTACTAATACGAGGCAACACCACAGCAATGGCATCGACTTTGGCCATGCTGATATCAATAAGTGACTGGCCACGTAAGTCGCCGCCCATTGGACGACGCAGGGTAAACTCTTTAATCTCTTTGGCCTTATCGCCAGTGCCACGGATGATAGGGTAGTCTAGCTCGATAGTTGGCATATCATTGTTGCTCATGGTGTATCCTTGATCAGTAAGTTTTAATAGATGTTTTAATCAGATAGGTGTCTGGTTTGGCCACTTGATTTGTATGATTAATTTAGAACGTAGTGAATAGTCCCATTGCTTCACGGATTTCTTTTAGTCGATCCTCGCCATTGACGATACATTTCATGGCCATGGCATCAATTTCAATGATGTCTTCACCGTCTACGACCAGCTTGTAGTAGGCAAGGGCATACTTGAACGACTCTTCTGTGTCGTCGCCTAACTTGGCGCTACCAGGGTCGATCTCTTCTAAACGACCGCGGCAATAGATATCGACCGCTGCCACACTACAATCATCATCACGCTGATAGGCACCTGAATAAGACAATACGACTTTATCAATACCAGCACGCGCAAAGTCGCGGTATAGATCAGCTTCATGACCGCCGCATTTGATGGTCATCTCCATGGCTTCTTGACCTAGATCGACCTTGACCGGCATGTCCATACCGCCAGCGCGATACTCTTCGAGTACGCGCGTGAGCTTTGGCAGCTCAATCTCTGGGATCTGACCTTGATAGCGTTTTTGGTTACCAAGGCCTTTGTAAGCCATGAAGTTCTTTAATTTACGAGGTAACATAGGGGTTCCTTTTTAGTAATAGGGTCGTCAGGTGGCTATTAGGCTGCTGCTGCTACCAAGTCGGCAAAGTTGACCAGGTATGTATCAGTGATCGTCTGATTCAGGTTAAGGTTCTCTAAGTTAGGCACTGGAGTAAAGTCATAATCTAGATACAGCTTGCCTTGCATGAGCAGCGTTTCGCTGTTTAGCTCGTTGTTGTACCAGCACTTTGCACCGATTAAATAGTCGAAGTTGACCATCTCCTGCAGCTTGGCATTGATGGCACGAATGATGTCACGCACAGTCGTCGGTGATAGCGGTTGATCAATAAACTGAAAGCAGCCATTGATGATCGTATCAAGCAAAAACTGCGAGGTACGCACGACCGGCTCAAACATATATTCAGGCTGATCAGAGCAGGTATGACTGCCCCAAAAGCGAAAGCCATTGTGTTGGATGAGGCTGGTCACATCATTCGCGTTTAAATATCCGACTTCAGTATCTGGGTCTTCTAAATCCCATGTACGTGGATGTTTGATACCACTAACAGTATCAATGGCAACGTTAGACAGCGACTTGACGAAGCTGTATTGGTGCGTCTTGTCTAGGTGAGCGCGTAGAGCTGCTGCCACTGCGATGATAGGGGTTGATTGGGTCATGGTTTTTACCTTTCATTAATAAATAAAGCTCTTAAATAAAAAGAATCAGAAGTTTATGCCGGTATTAACTTGTGAGCGTAAAGTGTAAGCGCCATCTTCGTTCTTAATAGCTGGTCTAATTTTGTGCTCTGCGAAATGTTGAATATCATTAGATGTATAATCAGCGGGATCAATAATTAAGTCGAAAATATCAAATCCTAAAAACGCTTGATTGGCTATGCTAAATGGATATAAAGTAATCACTGTCTCCTTTTCGTTTTGGACGGGAGTACTTAAATCCCCTTTTATTTGTAATGATAAATTAAGATAGTTTGAACTAAGTCCAAACAAGTATGCTGCTGTAAGATCAAGACCTTCAGGCACTCTTTCGTTATAATCCAGTAACCCGTCGTCTGCATAATATCCAGTAGAATCCGCTAGACCGTTTAAGAAATATCCTATGGTGAAGTCTGATAACTGCCCTTCACTTGTGATTGTTTCTATTGGACCTCCATCGATAGAATAAGCTAATCCATAAGTGTTATTAGGGTTCTTGATCGTTTCGCTATTATCAAACTTAATAAAGTTAATAAGGTCGGTTTGCACGTCGCCAACACCTCCATCACCGCCCAAGCCATCAGACGGACTCAGCTTTCCCGGCTCACCAAAATCCCCTTCAATCAGCATCAACTCACGAGCCGCGAACGTATCGCGATATGCAGCAATATCTTCTTTGACCGTAATCAAAGAGCCGTCTTCTGCTCGCGGGGACGCATAGACAAAGCCACGGCGCTTCTTGGCAATCTCTACCAGCTTACGTGTCATATCTGGGGTATCAATTTCAGGCGCAATCAAAATCTTGGGCGTCACACCAAGGCGTGATTGAGAGCTAAGCAAGGTATCAACGGTAGCGATATCTACTGGCTCAGACAGTCGCAACACGACCACACTGGTATTCTGGATAGATTTGATTGTCTGCAAGCATTGGCTGAGCAAAGAATCTTTAGCGCCAGCTTTGGTGACATCATCTGTCGTGATGCCTGTCAGCAATACAGGGGTATCAAGCGGGTATTTAGCATCATCAGCATCAATACTGGTGCTCACCAGTGCAATGGTGCTCATACTGACCGATTTGATAATCGGTGTGATATTACTGGTCTCAGTAGCAGTGACGCCGTGATGGTAAGTAGTTAATGCCATGGTCTAGATCCTTTTTTTGTCTAAAATAAATAGTGTTTTAAGCAGTACGTAACCACTTGCCAACCACTTTTGATGGCTGAATGTTGTTGTGCGGTTCACCGCCGCCTACAGCGTTAGTCTTGATATTTGCAGCGCTGGAACTGGTGTTCTGAGTACCAGCGCGAGTACCACCATCAATACTGCCACTATGCATATCAACGGTATGATCATGATTTGGAATCTGTGCAAGCGTCAGAGTTTCCTCATTTTCACCAAACTCATTACCGATAGTTTTATAGTCAGATGGATCATCAGTTTTGGTTGATAGGCCTACTAGCGTGCGACCTTCTGCGAATCGCTCCCACGTACCATAGCCATGATGAGCCGCCACCGCAGCCGCATCCAAATGATTGATGGTTGTCTGATAAATATCGCCAACTTTATATGGCTGCAAATCTAAAAGCCCCGCGATGCCTTTCTCTATATCGTCTATACGATTTGACAGTAATTGAAACTGGGTAGCCATAAGCTCATCCTGTAATTGATTGATAATATCGTGTAGTTCACTCACTAAAGATTTCAAAGCAAAACGGTCGGCAACCCAATCGCGAGTAGCGATGACCACGTTGCTGTCCGTTTCAATGACAACAGTCGCAAGGTTGTCTGCAGTAATCGTAAATATAAGCTCCATATCACCGCCAGCGCCCTCGGTCAGCGTTGGGCGA